TTTTTTTTTTATAATAAAATTTGTAATATTCTTATCAAAATCAAGAGAGAAACGCTTATCACGATAAAAACTCTCCTTTTCTTTCTTCCAATTATTTCTTTAACCAACAACCTTACACATATTTTCAGTGTATAAACTCCTGAAAGCCTTATAATCTACCGATACGGTATATAAAGCTCTCAATAGACCTATAATGCTCTTTTCTAGACCCATACGCTTTTGCACAGCTTCATCAAGCAACTCAAGAGTATGTATGTCATTATAATACTTCAAGTTATCACCACGTGAGATGAAGTTTTCTTTTATCTGTTCCTCATCTTTCGCGTTAGTCACAGATAACTTCTCGACCATTTTAAAAGGACAAGGTAACATACGCATCCCCTTTGGTGTGTCGATAATATAAGACGAACAAAAATATATCACTTCACTAACGAACACTTTGACCATCAAGTTGTATTCGGACGCATAGTATTCTGTCAACATGTGTGTGTCAATGGGTACCAGTACGATAACCGCAGAATCGTCACCAAGAAAAGTGCTATACACTATATTCTGGCGCTTGAACAACGGTGCGCAACACATCTTATTCAACAATGTATTGAATAGTAAAGTCCAATTAAAACCAGACTTACACATCTGGGCGATCCATATCATTAACCCAAGTATCATATTCACGTATACGGATTTAGCGTCGGCTTTGCGCATCCTATCAATATCTTCCACGTTTACGCCCAAAAGCTGTATAAACATATACTGAATAGTCTTACAAAAATCCTCTTGTGATTTATCATACTGGCTGATATCTGCCTCAACAGAATACAGTTTTACACCACGTTTGTGATTCAATTCCAAAAACTTCATCACCTTCTCAGGGTCTTTCTTTGTGTTGTAAAGAGTATTACCGGCTAGTAATCTCACCAAACGTTCATGAATCTCTTTACCTATGGATCCATAAGTGGCGTTCAAGTTTTTCTCAGGATACGCTATAGTCTGCAATGAAGAATACTTCTTCTCTTCTCCGTAATCCGCTTTAGCCTTGACATCTGGTTTAATACTAAAAGTAAATCTTGAATTATCGACATGGTCAGGGTCGAAATCGTCATACTTATCATACTGTTGAACTTTATCAGCAGGTAACTCATCTAACCACTGCTGTAAGGACACTGCATTCATATGCACAGGGTTCTCGGCATACTCTTTCAAAAGGTCTTTATATTCTGG